CACTAGTTGCTGCGTTTTTTAATTGGATACCAGCGTTGGCAATAGGTGTAGTTAAAACTGGTGTAGTTAAAGTTTTGTTTGTTAAAGTCTGTGTTCCTGTTGTAGTTACTACTGTATTAGGTAATACAAGTGTACCACCATCTATATCTAGAGTTCCTAAAACATCTAATGTTTGGCCAGCCGGAACTGTTACTGTGTTTCCTGCCGCTCCTGCTAATTGATCTACTTTTAATTGACTTGCCATGATTTATTATATCTCCATTTATAGTAAAAACAAACTGTTTTTATTGTTATTTTAAATAATTGTCAATGAACCATCTCCTCCAAGAGTCCATGTTGCATTAGCACTAACTGTAATTAAGCCTGCTAAAAAAGCATTGCTTGTTGTAGCCAATGTAGTTGTTGTATTAGAATTAACGTTATTCCAATTAGTAAAAGTGTTTCCTAAAGTTGTAATATTTCCACCTTGAACACCAACAGCATCACCATTAGCATCTAAATAAACAGCCTTACTTGCAGGTAATGTACAAAATACATCTTTTGTTCCTGAAGAAAAATTAACAGCATTATCAGAATTAGAACTTGTTAGAACAGTTGTTCTAGTTAATGTAGTACTATTAGCATTTAATGTTCCTAATCCTACTTCAAATTCATTAGTACCTTGATTAAAAATTGTATAATAAGTTGTATTATTATTTCCAATCGCTGCTCCAAAACTATCAAAGCCAGTTTGAGTTGCACCTAATGTAATGGCACCTGTACCTGTTGTGGTAGCATTTACTTTAACTCTGTCGTTTATTACTAAAGCCATTTATTTTGTCCTTACGCCATGCTTATAATAGCATTAGCTGGTGTACTTGGATTAGGGAATGAAATTGTAAACGTACCATTAGTAGCAGTTTTGTTTCCTCCAAAATCTAATACAACACATAATTTATCTGCGTTGGTATCATTGTAGATAGCTGCAAACGCTGCTGTGAAAGTAGCATTAGCTAATGACGAATCAGTAAAATCAACAGTTGCTACTGCACCTGTGCTTACTACTGCTTGTCCTGCTAAAACTTTTCCTGCTGTTGTGTATCCAGTATTGTTGGCACTTACTTCTTGCGCAGTAAGATAAGCTGTACTTCCTGTACCATATGGATTACCCGTATACAAAGCTATTTTAAAAGAGTTTCCTCCATTTGCAAAGTTGTGTGTTCCCGACAAGAGTTCTCCTCTAAACGCGAACGGTATTATATTGGCCATATTATTTTTCCTTTATTTAATTTGTTCCATAACTTGATGATGGTTTAGATTTTAATTGTTGACGAAGCATTCCATCTTGATATTCGTCTCTGCGTCTGTAACCGATTTGTTCAGTTGCGTACGTGGTAAGAGCATTTTGGTAAAGCCCTTGGTAATATTGTATCATATCCTGTGGACCTTTCAAGTAGCCAAATGTATTTATCAGACAACTATATAAAAGTAAATCTTGATATTTATTAGATAAATACGTTCCATTTGTAGAAGCTGGAGCTCCTGTTGGTAGTGTTGTGTTTGTTATACTGACATTTTCTTTATTATATGCCATTGTAATTTCATAAGTTTTATCAGGAGTAGGAGCTACTAACCAGAAATTTTCATCCCAATTTCCATAATATCTTGGTATATCTACTGCTTGAGTTCCTGGGGTAGAGTAATACTCTGCCATAAAACTAGGATCTCGTTGTTCTAAATAAAATTGTTCACCATTAGAATTTTTAAGTTGAACATAATTAATTGATCTTAAATCATCAGGTATAGTTACATATTTATTTCCAACAATTAAACTAGATGTTGCGTAGTGTGCATTTTGATCTGTAGGTGCAGCTCTTATAATTGTATTTTCTGAATTTATAATAATATTTTTTAAAATATTATCTGTTAATACAGTGCTAGATACTTCTGTATAATCTCTAATATCTGATTGTAAATTTGCTAAAGTATAGGCCATATTATATTGCTTTCAATGTTACAGGTCCTGCTGAACAACTGTCACCCCCACCTTTTACACCAGATGTTGTTCCATTACTAGCACTTTGAAAATAAAAATAATTAATAGGAGTTGTTAAAGGATCAGTTGTTGTTGCACCGGATACTGTTCCGTCAGCTGCTATTTTTCCTAATAAAATTGTAAAACCCGCTGCTCTACTTATATCTGCTACATTATTAAAAGTAGAAATTGGAGCGAAGGATTGTAAATTATAAGTGTCTGGTCCTCCTGCACCTGCTCCTGTTACTTGTGGTGCACCTCTTAATCTAACTACGGAGTTAGCTAATCTTTGATGATCAACTGAATATACATTAACAAATGTATTACCTCCTGAAATAATAATTTCAAATGGATTATTATCTAATAAAATTAATTGTGGTGTACTCTCTGCCTGTACTCTTGGATTTTGTAAAGCTTGAGGATCTGATCCTACTGGTTTAGGTTGAAGCTGTGGTTGTTTTAGTTCATACTCTGAAGTGTGAACTAAAGATCCATTCCATTCTCTTACCATTTCTGTATAGGGAAATCTTAATCCTGATCTATCCGAAATTGCTAATGCATGTTTACCTCTAGCAAAAACTCCCATTATACTCCATCTCCATAAAAAGTTTGTGGTGATATAAATGTAGATGTACCTTGATTGTCTGCATCTAATGCTCTTAGCATTTCACTTTCATATCTTCTCTCAAGTTCTCCTGATCTTTCTGGTGAAAATTTTTGACTTAGGTAATATGCAAGTCCTGAAATCATACAAGGAAAGAATCTATTAACTACATCTGATGTGTAATTATAAGAACCTACATCTTGAATCTTAGCTAAATAATAAAAACAAAATTGAAAACTACTTGGTGTAGTTGTACTAGAAACACTTGAATTTGGTGTTGCATATAAAAATATACTAGGATTTATTTTTCTTTCCATATAAAATTGTGAAGGAGTTCCTTGAACTAATTTATTTGGTACTGCATTGTATTGAGATCTGCTTCTTGAATTTAAAGCAACATCAACAGGTGCAGTTGTTGTAGAGTTATTTCTATAGTAAGCTTCTAAAATAGAAGTCATATCACTTGGAAAATTAACACTATCTGTTGCAAAACTATATTCAGCTTGTCCTAATACTAAAGGAACTTTAGCAAGTTTTACTTTCCATAAATGAACTCCTCTGTTTTGCCATTCTTGAAATAAAATATTTAAAGATCTTCTAGCACTTCTTAATTGATAACCAGTTTGGGTACCCATTGCTCCTGTTCTCTCATAAGCTTCTTCTATAATTTCATCTATTTGAGGATTAAATTCTGTAGTTTCAGAAGTAGGGGAAACAGTTTGTAATGTATTACCCATACCCGCTAAAGCTGTAGAATAATAAAATAATACTGGAGCACCAACTGTTCTTACTGGAGCAACAACAATTGTAACTTTAGCTCCAGCTTGACCTGCTGTACCTGTTACTGTTACACCTGTTGTATAATTTGCACCACCTGTTGTATTTGTTCCATCTTTTGTTGATGAAAAAAGAAAAGGAAAATTAGCATTAGTCCCATCGGATTGATCAAATATGTAAGTGTTACCTTCTTGTAAATAGTAAATAGGACTTACTTCACCGTTAATAAAAAACTTATTAGCAGTGCCAAAAGCATTGGTGCCACTTGCGACGGTGACTGTAAAAGTAATAGTCGCCATTTAATTTTCTAGTTACCTATTGGATTTGGACCGTCGTAAAATACTGTTATTGCCGTAAACCCTGCACCTATATCTAAAAAACATCCTGCTTTAAATAAAGTTCCATTGTCTGGAATATATGGATCTAAATAATCAACAGCCCCTGATGAGTCTAGTGCTAAAATTATAGAACCTGTTTGTGAAGTGTTTCTAAAGTTAGCTATCCCTGCTGTTGCTTTTGAAATTCCATGCATTCCTCTTACTCTAGTTCTACCTGAAAAAACAATTCCTGCAGTTCCAGTTGTTGCAGTAAAACCAGCTGAAGTGTTTGTTCCTAATGCTGCATTTGTTACAATTGAAGTTACAGTTAAAAAAGCATCTGTAGTTGTTACAGTGTTATTGTTTGGACCTGCTCTTGTTTCAGTTATAACTGCTCCACTTTCATCTGTTCCTGTAATTGTAAAATTAACTCCACTAAAATTTGCTGCTGATGTTAAAGTTACAGTTGTAACCATGTTGGAACCGTCATTAACGGCAGTTCCAGTTAAAACCATATTTCTTGCAGCCCCTGCTAATTGTTGTGCTGCTGCAACTGCAGTTGTACTTGCAGCTACTGGGCCGAATCTTTTTGCTGCTACGTATGAATTATCTGGCATAATTTTTATTCCTTTTTATTTTAGTATAGGGCCCCGAAGGGCCCCTTAATTATTTATTAACCTACGTTAGCGTTTTGAATGTAACCAACAGTTATCCAACCAACACCTGTTCCTACGTTAGGGTATGTTAGAAGTATTTGTCTATCAGTTGTTCCAATGTCTGCCCACGCATCTACTCTAGCTTTGTTAGCTCCAGGTGTAACTTCGATGATACCTAAAGTACCACCAGCTATTCCACCAGCTGCTGTAAATGCAGTTGCACCTCCAACATAACCTAAACCAGCTGTAGTTGCAGCACCATTCCATACAACACTTACAAATAATTTTGCAAAAACCAATTGGCTGTTTGCAGGAATTATAATGTTTGTTGTACTAGTAGTAGCAACTTGAGTTATTGCTTCTGTTTGAGTTACTAACACAGAACCCACGTTAGCCATATTTGTACCAACTGTAGTTCCTGTTGTATTTGATATCGATCCCGATCTTATCGGTCCTGAAAATGTAGTATTTGCCATATTAATATTCCTCCTAGAATATCTGAATACTGTCCTCTAGGGTGTCGACTATACGCGTCAGCATTCATCATTAATTAAAAATGTATAGTGTCAATAGTATATGTTATTTTTGAGTAGAGTGCAAGAGATCCTAAGGTATTTATGCATTTCAGCAATGTAGCTTTTGTCTAAGTTGCTACAGAAACTTGTGGAGCGACGCCATCAACTTGATTTTGTCTGTGGGCAATAGCTGCTTCTTCTAGCTTGATATCAGTAATGACTCTTTTAACTTTGTCATCAATTCTAACCATCTCAAGAGTATATCTATTATTATCTAGATGCTCCTGTTGCCACTTCAACTCCAAGGACCATTTTTGTTTGTACAGGTCTTGTATCATCTATAACCTCCTCATAAGTTATTCGATTTGTCCCAGTATTATAGTTGTTTCCGAGATACTCCCATTTTATACTCTTTTGTCCTAGTTTGTCAAGTATTGCTTGTTCAACACTTTCAGC